GTTTGAGTTTGAATTATGGTTATACACACAAGGATATATTAGATTGCTATTGGACTAAATGGAACAAGAATATTAACAGAATTAATAGTGAGTGGAATTAAAAGGAGGCATATAATGATATTGCTTTTATGTATATTTTTAACCTTTTTATATGAACAAGATATAAGTTTAATACTTAGTTTGATGGCATTTATAATAGATATGTCTATCTTAGATTTGGTAGAGTTTGTTATTAAAAGGAGGTATAAATAATGGAACAAAAGACAGTGTTTAAGAAAATGGAAGATATACTATATGCTTATCCTAAATATCAACATAGAATGAGAGAAGAACAGAAACATTTAACTAATATAGAGTTAGAGAAGTCTTACAGATTGAAAGAGTTAAACAATCAAAATAGTTTTGAGTATAAGAGTGAGTTAGAGAAGTTGGAAGAAACAAGAGATAGAATATATCATAATATTCAACGTTATGAAGAAATTTTATTCAGGATAGATGAGGCACTAGATATGGTTAAAGGACATAAATATTATGATTTTATCCCTATGAAATACTTTAATAAGATGAGTTATGAATCAATAGCAGAGAAGTTTGACATTAATGTTAGTAGTGTGTATAAAGCTAAGAATAAAATACTAGGTTCGTTGGAGATACATTTCTTAGCACAGAAATTGATTTGCTATTGACAAAATATAAGTTAGGTATTGACAAATATTAAAAAAGGAGAAAACAGGGAGAAAACAGGGATATTGTAGGGAGAAATTTTATGTGGTACTATAGTATCATAGGAAGTTTGTAAAAGTTCTACTGAGTGCATTTTTTACTTTTCTCTTTGTTTAATTATATCCTTTTAAAGAAGTTGTTGAGGGCAACTATAAAACCCTCTTTTTTATTTACTATGAATTTATTGTTTATGGATTTATTTACTATGGATTGACAAGGAGATGATAAGTATGTTGATGACAACGTGTGCTAGATGTGGAAAAAAGAAACCTGCTAATACTAAATGTGAATGTAGTAAGAATAGACACAAGATTTACGATAGAGAGTATAGAGATAAAGACAGTGCGGAGTTTTATAACAGTAAACAGTGGAAGTCTTTAAGAAATATATGTAAAGCTAAAGCAAAAGGATTAGATATATATGAGTTGATGGTTAATCATAATTATGTTGTTGGTACTCTATCACATCACATTGAAGAACTGAAAGATAATAAAGCAAGAGCATTAGATATTAATAATTTGATATGGATAAGTGAAAAGACTCACAACTATATCCACGCTCAATACGATAAGAGTAAAAAAGATAAACTAGATATACAAAAGAGATTGTTTGATATACTAAACAAATATTACAACAACGAAAGTATCATATTTAGTTTAATAGCGGGGGGTATTGATTAAAGTTTTTACATTATGTTCCAATACCGCAACTTTCCTATTTCTTAGAGAAATTGCCAACATATAGGATTTACGTGTAAATGTATTTTACTTGACAGGAGGTGTAAGATGAGTAGAAGAAAAATTATAGATATTAGTACAGGAAAAATAGGAAAAGAAAAAATAAAAGCAAGAAAAGAAGCAGAAAAGAAATTAAAAGCTGAAAGAGATGATTTAGTTGCACCTGATTGGTTGAGTGAAAATGCTAAGGCTGAATTTGATAGAGTTGTTAGTGAATGCGACAAGATTAACATTTTAGATAATTTAGATTTAGGTGTACTTGCTATATATTGTAACGCATATGATGGTTACATAGAAACAACTAAGAAACTTGAAGTTGAGGGTTTGGTTAAGAAGAAAATGACTAGAACTGGTGAATTAGAATTTATTAATCCACTTGTAAACGTGCAAGAGAAATATGTTAAATACATTATGCAATCATCATCTAAGTTAGGTTTAGCAACAACTGATAGACTTAAATTGGTTGTCCCTGTTAAAGAAGAAAAACCTGAAAATAAATTTATCACAATGCTAAAGGAAAGACAAGCATAATCTTATGGCTAAGGATAGAACAACTGCTTATGCTAAATTAGTTGTAAGTGGTAAGAAAATAACAGGGAGAAAAGAGTATTTAGCTTGTAAAAGACACCTTGAAGACCTTAAAAAGAAGAAATTTGACTATAAATTTGATGTTAAAGAGGCAGAGTTTGCTATTGATTTTGCTAATAGTTTAACAATGAAAGATGGTAAACAATTAAAGACAAGGGGTTTTCAAGAGTTTATTATTGGTAGTTTGCACGGGTGGAAAAAGAAAAAGACAGGTGATAGGCGTTTTAGAGAGGCTTATTTACAGGTTGGTAGAAGAAATGGTAAGAGTTTTTTAAGCGGAATTGAAAGTACATTGTTTAGTACGATGATTGGTGTTAAAGAACGTATATTTTGTGCGGCGACTAAACAAGACCAAGCCAATATCGTATGGGACGAAGTAAGGAATTTCATTGAAAGTGATAGAGAGTTGACTGAATTATATGTCGTTAAAGAACACGATAGAACGATTAAGAGTTCAGTTACAGGTAGTGTTATAAAAGCATTATCTAAAGATACAAAAGGAATGGACGGGTTTGGTAATGTACTTGCAATATGCGATGAGTTACACGCTCACCCAAACAATCAAATATATAAATTGCTATTTGACGGACAAGCTGACGTTGATAATGCTTTAACTTTGGCTATAACTACAGCGGGATTTAACCTGAATAGTTTTTGCTACGAGCATTATAAATTCTGTGAAAAGATTTTAGAGGGTGTTATTGAAAAAGACACTCTTTTTATTTTTATCTGTGAAATGGACGCCGATGATGATATATGGGATTGGAAAAACTGGTTAAAATCTAACCCATATTTCCTGTATGAAGAAGACGGAGTAACACCTAATAAAAAGAAAATAGATTTATTCGAGCAAAAAGCAATAGACGCTAAAGAAAAAGGTGGTGCTGAGTTAGTAAATTTCCTAACAAAACAATTAAATCGTTGGGTAACAACAGGCTCAGGACAATATATAAATCTTGAGAAACTAAAAGAATGTGAAAGCGATTTGACACTTGAGGATATGAAAGGAAAAGACTGTTATTTAGGTTTTGACTTATCTAAAGGTGGAGATTTAACAAGTATTGCGTTAGTTTTTCCACTTGAAAATGAAAAGATTTATGTATATAGCCATTCTTTTATGCCTGAGTTGAGATTAGAAGAACACAAAAAAACTGATGATGTACCTTATCAAATATGGGTTAAAAAAGGTTTGTTGACTTTGACTACTGGTGCTTTTGGAATGAAAACAGATTACAAGTATATCATATCTCATTTAAAAGAAATTATTGATAAATATGAATTGAATGTCCTTGAATGTGGATATGACGCACATAACGCAGGAAGTTTTTTAGCTGATTTGGAGTTTTTAGATTGTGATTTGACGGAGGTTAAACAATCAGCTAAGTCTTTAAATGACGCAACTGTTGATTTTGCTTTATCTGTTGAGGCATTACAGGTTATGTATGATAAGAAAAATGAATTATTAAGGTGGAGTTTAGCCAATGCAACAACTACATCTAATAGTTTTGGTGAGAAAAAAATTGATAAACAATCACAAAAAAACAGAATTGACCCAGTGGACGCTGTACTAGACGCTTGGAAAATAATGTTACTAAATAAAGAAGCAAATATAAACAATGACGAATTAGTCGACAATTGGTTAAAAGTATTTACGAAAGGAGGGTAGATGAAAAACATATTTAAGAGATTTTTTAATAAGAGTGAGAACACAACACCAATAAATACTATGAATTTCAAGGAGTTTTTTGGGATAAATATAAATGATGACTTATCTGAGATTACATATTATACCTGCTTGAAAGTTTTGAGTGAAAGTGTTGGTAAATTGTCAATTCACTTGAAAGATAATAAAAATAACAGGATAGTAGACCACGAAGCATTACAAAAATTAAAGTTTGCTCCTAACCCATTTATGACATCTACACCGATGATGACACTATTGGAAACGTGGAGAAATCATCACGGAAATGCTTATGCTTATTTGTCTTATGATAACAGTGGTAAATTGGTTGGTATATATCCTATGCACCCTCAAAATGTGAGAATTTTGATTGATAACGCTAAATTATTTAGTGGAGAAGAAAAATTATACTATGAATATACTTACAATGGAAAACAGTATGTGTTTGATAGTAAAAATGTATTGCATTTAAAAGGTGGACTAAGTAAAGACGGAATAGTTGGAGTTAGTGTTAGAGAAACCTTAGCAACTACATTGACAGGAGTAAAAGCAAGTCAAAAATACCTAAATACACTTTATGAACGTGGATTAACAGCTAAAGCGGTTTTGAAATACACTGGGGATTTAAGTAAGGAAAATCAAAAGAAAATGCTGGACGCTATGCAAGAGTTTATAAATGCTAATTCCAATCCTAGTGGTATATTTCCATTGCCTTTGGGTATGGATTTAGTACCTCTTGATTTAAAACTTAGTGATAGTCAATTTTTTGAGTTAAAGAAATACACTGCATTACAAATAGCGGGTGCTTTTGGAGTAAAACCTAATCATCTTAACGACTATGATAAATCAAGTTATTCTAACTCAGAAATGCAAAATTTAAGTTTTTATGTGGATACTCTACTTTATATTTTGAGTTTATATGAGGAGGAGTTCAACTTAAAACTCTTAACTGAAAAAGAGAGATTGAGTGGATTACATTTTGAATTTAATGTTAGTAGCATTTTGAAAGGTGATTTGAAAACACAAGCTGAGTGCATTACTAAGTTTATTCAAAGTGGAGTTTACACAATAAATGAAGCTAGGAATCTTGTAGGATTACCACCAGTAGATGGTGGAGATGTGATAGTTATGAATGGTAGTTATGTACCTTTGGAAAAATTAGGAATTGCATACGATAAAGGAGGTGGCAATGGATAAGAAGTGGTTAGAAATAAAGAATAAAGCAGATGTTACTGAAATTTATATCAATGGAGATATAGTTAGTGATAGTGATAATGATGGTTTTTATGAATTTTTTGATTTAAACAACCCGAACGTATATCCGCTAGATGTTGCAAATGCTTTAAAAGAAGCAGGAGAAGTACACGTACATATCAATAGTTATGGTGGAGATGTATTTGCAGGATTGGCAATCTCAAATATGTTAAAAAATCATAAAGCTAAAACAGTTGCTTATGTTGACGGCTTATCGGCAAGTTCAGCCTCTATAATTGCTTTTGGTTGTAACGAAATAGTGATACCTAGCAACGCTTATCTGATGATACATAGAGTTAGTTGTGGCTTGTTTGGTAATGCAGATGATTTTTTAAAACAAGTGGAAGTAATGGAAAAAATTGAAGAGGGTATTGTTGATACTTATATGGAAAAAGCTGTTGAGGGTATAACAAAAGAGCAAATATACGATTTAATGAAAGCTGAAACGTGGTTTACTGGTAAGGATTGTCTAAATTATTTTAATGTAAAAGTTAGCGATAGTCCTATTTATTTAAACAAAGTAGATACGAAACAAAAATACAATCATATTCCTGACGCTATAAAGAACAGTGTAAAGGATATGGAATTGGCTAGATTAGAAAAAATAAAAAAAGAGATAGAAATAGAGCTATCAATAGGAGGTTAAATTAATGAAAAAATCAATAGAAATGAAAAAAGAATTAGAATCAATGAGAAATGAAATAAAGGCACTTAAAGATGAGGGTAAAATTGAAGACGCTCACGCAAAATTGACTGCATTTAAAGAATTAGAAAATAAAATTAAAGAAGTGGAAACAGAGGAGGCATTAGAAGCTATGAATGAAAAAACACAAGTAAATGTTAAAAATGAAATGAACGCAAATAGATTATTTAATAGAGTTGTTTTAGGAAAACCTATAACAGATGAAGAAAGACAATTCTTAAACGCTGTAGGTACACCTGGGCAAGTTGAGGCAACTGATGGAAAAGGTGGATATTTAGTACCTGTGGAACAATTTAATCAAATAAAAGAGTTAAGAAGAAATAAAGTTGAATTAAAGACATTATGTAACGTTCAACCTGTTAAATCTTTGAGTGGAAAACAACCAATTGAAAAAAATTCTAATGGTGAATTGATAGCATTTGACGAATTAAACGCTATAACAATGAGCGACATTGATTTCGGACAAATAGAATATAAAGTGAAAGATTATGGAGATATAATCCCTGTGTCTAACACATTATTAGCTGACGAAAATGCGAATTTAACTGCTTACATTGGAAAAAGATTTGTTAAAAAAGCTATAAACACAGAAAACAAAAAGATAATTGCTGAATTAAAAACTTTAACACCAAAAGCTGTTGCTGATTACACTGGAATAAGTAAAGCATTAAACATAGATTTAGACCCAGCTATTTCAGAAAATGCTGTAATTATCACTAACCAAACAGGTTTTGATTTCTTAGATGGTTTAACAGATAAACAAAATAGACCATTACTTGAAGTAAATTTACAAAATACAACACAAAAAATCTTTAAAGGTAGAAAAATTGTGGTTGTAAGTGATGAATTATTACCAATGAATACAACTAAAGCACCTGTTTTTGTCGGAGATATGACTGAGTTTATTACATTCTTTGATAGAGAGGGGTTAGAGTTAGCTGTATCAACTGAGGCTGGATTTACTAAAAACGCTACATTTATGAGAGCGATTGAAAGATTTGATATTGCTAAAGTTGATGATAAAGCAATGGTTTACTTAGAACTTGCTACAAAATAATAAGGAGTAGTCGATATGGATAATTTTTTGACTTTAAATGAAGCTAAAAACTATCTAAGAATTGATTACGATGATGATGATTTGTGGTTGCAATCTTTATTGGTTGCAACTGTGGATTATCTAAGAGACGCCATAGATGACTTTGATATTAAAGTTGAAAAAGATAACTTTAAAAATAGGGCTAAAATAATTGCTTTGGTGTTGTTACAGGATTGGTATGACAATAGAGAACACGCTGAAAGTAAAGATTTAACCTATACTGTAAGGAGTATGATTACTCAATTACAAGTCGGTGGTAATTATGAATGATATAACGAAAAGACTAAGACATTTAGTTGAAGTTTATCAAATGAAAGTATTAGTAAATGATTTGGGAGAGAATGATACAGTACCTGAATTGTTGAAACGTGCTTACTGTGAGATATTACCACTTAATTCAACTGTCAAAAATGGAGAAGCAAATACCGAAAATAATCAACACCAATTCAAATTTACCTTTAGGAGAAAATCCATACAAGGTATAAAAAAGGATTGGTTTTTTTTATTTGAGGGTTTGAAGTATGAAGTTATCTATTTCAACAGAGATTTCAAAGACAATCAATTCATAGAAGTTTTTTGTGTAAGAACGGAGGAGTAATAATATGGATGGATTTACAATAGATGAATTAGAGCAACTTGAAAAAGAAGTTTTAAAACTTGCTAAAAAATATCCGAACGAAACTAAAAAATTTCTACAAAAACAAGGTAATAAATTAAAAAGTGTGGTTAAAAAGATTGCTAAAGCTAAAGTAAAGACTAAAACAGGCAATTATATGAGAGGTTTTAAACGTGGAAAATACTACAAGTATAACGGAGAAGATGATTGCATAAGAGTTTATAACTCAATGCCTCACGCTCATTTGATAGAAAAAGGACACATTATTAAAGATAAAACTGGTAAAGAACACGGATTTAAAAAAGGATATTTTGTCTTAGAACAAGGGCATAGAGATTACTACGATAAATTTGTAAAGTCAACCGATGAATTTGTAGATGAAGTTATTAAAAATGGAGGTTTTTAGTGATTAAACTGAGTGATATTTTGAAAGCTGTCAACTCTACACTAAATAATGCTTGTCCTGAGATTGAAATCGATAGTAAAGATTTATCTGAAAAATTTAATAGACCTAGTTTTAGAACTGAGTTGGACGGATTAAAAACAAGTGCTTTTATGACTACTTATAAGGAGCGTCACTTTACGATTAGAATTTACTTTTTTAATAGTGTTATAGGTAAAGGTAGATTAGAACGTTTGAAAATAAGTGAAAAGATAGAGGACGCTTTTTTAGGCTCATTGAAAGTCACAGATGATTTTATTATACCTGTCGATGACATTGATTTTGATGAAACAGATGACGGAGTATTAATTGCTAGTTTTGATAGCTTAACAATGGAAAAAATAGAAAATGATGTTGATGAATATATGATGGAAGAATTGGAATATCGTTTTGATAAAAAGTAGTTTGAGAGTAGTGTAAAAAAATAATGTTACGTGATAAATAGGAGGTTATAAGATATGGGATTACCTAGCATTGAAATAATTTTTAAACAATTAGCGGTAACAGCTGTTAAGAGAAGCCAATTAGGTATAGTTGGACTTATAGTAAATGAAGTTGGTAAAAATTGGACTATGAAAGAGTATAAATCAATTATTGATGTTAAAGATGATGATTATACAGCAGAAGTATTACCACTTGTAAAAGATACATTTGAATATACACCAAACAAGGTATTTGTATTCAATAAAGGTGCTGGAACACTAGCAGATACTTTAAAATTAGTGGAACAAGAGAGAATTAACTGGATTGGACTTGCTTATGATGGAGCAAGTGGAGATACAGCTACATTGGTGAGTTGGATTAAATCAGTGAGAAAAGCTGGTAAAACTTATAAAGCTGTGGTGTTTAAGGCTACAAAACCTGACAACAAAGGAATAGTAAATCTAATGAATGACAAGGTAACATTTGTTGACGCTAGAGGAGAAGTTGATGGTTGGCAATATGTACCAACAATTTTAGGAATGTTAGCAGGATTACCGATGACACGTTCAGCTACATCATTCCTTTGTGGAAATTTAAAAGAAGTTAGTATCTTTAATAAGATAAATGAAACAATAGATAAAGGTGGATTTTGCTTATATAAAGATGAGGGTGACATAAGAGTTGCTAGAGGTTGTACGTCTTTAGAAGAAATAACACAAGACGAAACAGAGGATATGAAAGACATCATTATAGTTGAAAGTATGGACTTAATGAGAGATGACATATACTCAACATTCAAAAAATGGATTGGAAAATACAAAAACAAATATGATAATCAAGTACTGTTTTTTACAGCTATAAATGCTTACTTTAAAGAACTTGAAAGAGAGGACATATTAGATAAAGAGTATGACAACTATTCACAAGTAGACGTTGAGGCACAAAGATTGGCTTGGCTTGGTGTGGGTAAAAAAGAAGTTGAAGACTATGATGATGAGAAAATCAAAAAGCTAACATTTAAGAAAAAGGTGTTTATGAAAGCTAACATCAAAATATTAAATGCTGTTGAAGACTTTAAATTTACTATCAATATGTTTTAAGGAGGTAAATGATGTTTAATAAGATGGATAAAAATAAAATAATTAGAGGTAGTTTTGGTGCGATATGGTTTAATGGAGAAGAAGTTGGTTCAGTTAAATCATTTGAAGCTAAAGTTGCTTTAGATTATGAAGACGTTGACATAATGGGAGATTTAGGAAAGCATAAAAGATATATGGGTTATGCTGGAGAGGGTACAATGACACTACATAAAATAGATAGTGCTATCGCTAAATTAATCGGTGACGCTATAAAAAGTGGTAATATGCCTGATTTCACTATTGTTGCTAAATTAGAAGACCCTAGTGCTGATGGTGCTGAAAGAGTGGAAATCACTGGAGTAACAATCAACGAACTAATGGCTATAAAGTTTGAAAACAAGACTTTGAGAGAAGAAGAAGTACCATTTGCTTTTTCAAATTATAGATTTATTGATTTAATTTAAGGAGGATATAAAAAATGGCTAAAAATATAACTTTAGAAATGTTACTTGCTAGAAAAGAGCAATCAAATAATGATAAAATGAGAATTGCATATTTTAATTCGGAAGTTTTAGGTGGAACAATAGAAGTTGTAAAACTTAAAGCTAGAGATGTATTGAAAGTAATGGATAATGCTGATGATAAATCTACTGATGGAGCATATAGAGCCAATTGTAAATTAATCTATAAACATTGTCCTTTACTACAAAAAAAGGAATTACAAGAAGCATATGAGGTTGCAGAGCCTTATGACGTTGTAACACCTGTTTTTGATGAAAACTTAGGAGAAATCAATAAACTTGCTACATTTATATTAGGTTTATATGGACTTGCTGAAAATGAGGATATAGATGATATAAAAAACTAATATTGGGAGATGTCGATATGGCATTTCTCTCATTTTTTATTCTAAGAGGTTTTAAGTTTGATTATCTGTTGAATCTATCTTATGAAGAAAAGTTATTTATGATAGCAACAATGGATTTGGAGATTGAAAGATTAAGTAAATCAGTATAAAAAAAGGGAGTGACTTACCACGTTCAGGCTCATCACTCAGGGTTTTATTATTAAGAATATTATACACTATTTTTTAACAAATGTCAAGTGAAAGGAGGTATTTTATGTCTAAAGTAGTTGGTGTTATTTTAAATTTAAGAGATAAATTTACAAGTCCATTAAATAAAGTAAATGAGAAATTAGGCACAACTGAAAAAAAATTAAAACAAGCTAATAGGAGTGTTAAAAAATTCACTAATGCAATAAAAGCAGGTATGAAATCCGTTGCTAAATGGACTGCAATAGGTTTTGGAGCATTGACTGCGGCGGTTGGGGTATTTCTCAAACAATCAATAGACGCTGCAAAAGATAAACTAAAAGCAGATAAATTACTCGAAACAAATTTAATGAAACAAGCCAATGCAAGTAAAGAGCATATTAAAATGCTAAAAGATGAGGCTAGTGCTTTACAAGACGTTGGGGTGGTTGGAGATGACGTTGCGGTTGCTGGTGCAAGTAGATTAGCGGTTTTCAAAATGAACGCAGACCAAATTAAAAAGACAATGCCAATACTTGACGATATGATTGCCTTTGATAAAGGTTTAAATGGAACACAGGAAGACGCTATTGCTATTGGAGAACTTTATGGAAAAGCAATTAATGGAAAAGTCAACGCTTTAAAGAAGTATGGTGTTGTATTAACAGCTAATGAAGAAAAATTATTCAAGGTTATGTCAACAGAACAGAGAATTGAATTTATAAATAAAAAATTAGAGAAATCTATAGGTGGAACAAATAAAGCACTTAGAGCAACAGATGAGGGTAAAATTGTTGCAATGAAAGGTGCTTGGGGCGATATGCAGGCTGAGTTAGGTAAGAAATTAATGCCAAAACTTGGTAATCTAGCTGAGTGGTTTCATAGTAAAATACCTGCTATTCAAGATTTTATTTTAAGTTTAGCAGATAAAGTTGAAGCTATGGTGATTAAAGCTGAGCCTTACATAGTACAAATAAAAGAGTTGTTAGGTAAGATGTTTGAAAAGATAAAACCTGCCTTAGATGAGGTTTGGGATATATTACAAAAAGCTGGAAGTTTTGCTATCGGCATTGCTAAAGACATAAAAGATAATTGGGATTGGATAGCACCTATTATAACTGGTGTTGCTGTTGCTTTTGGAGTGTATAAAACTGCAATAATGTTGGCTAGTGCTAAAACTTTACTTTTCAATGGAGTTATGGTTGTAACTAATTTCCTTTTAACTGCTAATCCTATTGGACTTGTTGTTTTAGCCATTGGTGCCTTGATAGGTGTTGTTGTTGCTAT